ATAATCACAACATTCTGAGATGGGCACTTCGCACATTTCCAGACATGGAATGGTTGTAAAGATTGTATCTGTTGCCCAAAGTTTTCTCAGGTTGGTTTCCCTTTTTATCAACAATAGTGCATTATTCCGCACTTCAGAGGCGATTGCTCTGTCTGTAATGAGACTATCTGTTGATATGATCTTGTGCGTGCTCCTAACGTCAGAGACTAGCTTTCGTAATGTTGACATTTTGTATTGCTGATTTTCAGAGTTATATCTACTCAAATTTAATCATTTTTCCAAATAAAAACTCCCAGACACAAAATGCCTGGGAGAAACCCTACAAAACCAATAAAGTAGAGTTTATTTAATTCTGTTTATAAGAAAACCTATTAAACAAGTAATGTAGTTGTGGTTGTTGTAGTTGTTGGACAATTCAGTGTATAACTCCAAACTGTACTAGACATAGGGGCATACACTTTAATTATTGCAAAAGCGTTAGTTGCTAAGTTTTTAACAAATGATGTTGTTCCTAATCCAATTCCTACAATTCTTGGATATCCATCATCAGGATAAGTAGAAAAGTTTGGATATGGGGTTAATGTAATTGGATCAATCAATCCAGTTAATGAGTTTGTGAAAGATGATCTACTACCTCCACCAAAATCATAAGCAGCAGATCCTCTATATCCCGTATCAATAACTACACTGCTATTCCAATCTACAATGAATCTATCAGGAACACTTTGAGCATTATAATTTAAAACTACAGTTCCTGTAGCACTTGATAATACTACTGATTGTGTAGTTGGATAAGAAGCCCCTCCAGATAATGATGAAGTTGTTCCACAATTAATCACTGCTGTTGTAGTAGTAGTAGTAGTTGTTGTAGACGGAGTTGGAGAAATTTGTGCCTCTATTAGAGCAATAGCATAGTCAATCTTCTGCAATACAGTGGTGAGATCATCACAGCCTTGGATGCCTGTTCCTGATAGGTTTGGACCTATGTACTTTACATTATCAGAAGATACAAAATTACATTGATCACCGCTGCAACCACATGGACCTAAAGATCCGCATCCTGGGCAATTAGTATTGAATGGCATAGTTTTATGGGATGTACATAATGTAATAAGCACCAATCGTAGGTTGGATGTTATTGTGAGATAGACCACCACCTGCTGCATCAACAACTACACTAGTTGTAACAGTTACTGTTGCATTGCTAGTTGAAGGAGGGTGAATAGTTGCATTCACTTCATGGCCACTAGAGCCACTACCAGCGTTAGCTTCATTAGTACTCCATATTGCAAAATCTCCACCAGTTGAAGGTTGATGATTATGTGGAGCAGCTGTTGATGTAGCTGTAGCTGTGTGCGTGTGAACAGGGATTTGATTTGTTGTTAATGTAACATTGTTTGCACCTGCTAAACCATTTAGTGAATAGCTTGGATTGCCTGGTGTAGTTGGATTGACAATAGAACTCATTGTTATAGTTCCAACCATGGTTCCATCTGTAGTTCCTACAGCAACACGTCCTCTTTTATCTGGTGTACCATTATCCCCGTTACACAAATACACATCAATAAATTGTCCAGTACCTGCTCCTGTAATATCAAAGCCTGTAAGAGATCCATAATACTCATAGGCAACGTTTGGCACCATTCTATTCTTGTATAAGTTAGATGGTGCAATGCTATTCAAATAGGCTTGAATAAGCGAATTCAAATCAGCAAGCTTAACATAATTGGTGTCAACTTCAATCTCTAATGCTGCTAAGTCAGTAGCTGTTAAGCAAAGCTTGTTGATAGCTGCTTGAAGAATGTCATGTGTATCAGAAGACGATGTTACACCTGTAAGGCACCCAATTGTATAATTGGCATTAAGGGTGGTGAGGGTTGATTCAATTGCGGTGACACTGGTTTTTAAAGCGCAAATTGACTTGATCAGTGCTGAGATAACATTATTAAGTGTTATTGTACCAGACCCTGGAAGAAAACCACTCACCAATGGGCAGAGATCGGCTGGAGTAATGATAGGAATAATACCATTACCATTCGATAGATTTAGAATGAATGTTGAAATTTGTAATTCAACAAAAGCAAGTGTGTCACCATTGGAAATACCAAGGGCAGGAATACTATTTCCTGTATATTTTACGCACTGGTCAGATATGATTTCAGTACATCCGTTAAAGCAATTAGAGCAGCTCATTTATTTATATTTTAGAAGTTTTACTTTACTAGCTATTTGACATACGCTATATTTTTCAGCGTAATCTGGGTTACAATACTTATAAGTCAAGATTCTTCTGTAATTAAGAAGGTCTATCATAGTTGTGTAGGGAACTGGCATATTAAGTGCAAACACAGTATTGTTGTAGAGATTCTTCGCCACCTCTGTAATCTTGCACTCTATATCCTGCAACAATGTTGGAATTTCAACGCATTCAGGACAAGATGTTAATCTAGGTTGTAACATGTCTATTGATTTTGAGAAGATGTTTATACTAATCTTTCTAATTCAATTCTACCAGTGGCAGGTGGCTGCACTGTAATTGATTCTTTCTTCTTTTCTGCACAATATGCACACATTCCATTCTTAAGATTGCATCCACATCCTACACTTGCTCCACAGCTTGAACACTTTGCCATATTAGTAATACGTTGTTACTGTTGCGTAATTATTTCCTGAACATCCGCAGTTATTTCTTAAGAAGTTGTTCAGCATTTTGTCAGCTTGAAGATACAATCTATTTGCTTCAACTGTAGCACAATTATTTGCAGCTGCTAGAGCTCCATTAATAAAGAATGATATAGTTGTAAGCTCCACCTTAGATTGTGTCTTAATCGCTCTGTCACACTCCATCATGTCAAGTCTCATGAATGCTCCATCAAACTTCTCTTGAAGTCTATCTACACGCATGATGGTCTTCTCAACAAAGTTTACGTTTGCTGGAGCCACTGAATACTTTAAATAGTAAATACCATCAGGAAGAGGATCATTTATTCCAACTGGCGTAATTCCTAAATTAGAAGATGAAAACACGTTCAACTGATTAACAACAAATGGAAGATTTACTATCCCAAAGTTAGGAACATTTATCTCAATAGACGGAGATGTAACATTCGGTGGTGTAGTTGGATATGTAGAAGCATCAGCAACAGCCATTGTTAGTGTGCTGTATGTTGGAACTACAAGAATGTCTAATTGCAGAGTTGGCATGGGAGTTATAAATAAAATGCCAGAGGACTTTGAGAACTAATCCTCTCACCCTCTGGCATAGGTTGTAGAAATTTTAACTTACCTACTATTAAGGAATCAAAGTGCTAGTAGTGGTAGTAGTTGTTGGAGGTGTAGAAGTTGTAGTGGTAGTTGTAGTGATACAAACATTGTTGTCAACTACAGTGCCAAGACCAGCCTCAAGAACAGCTTCAACAGCAGCAGCAATACCAGCATTACCTGGAGTGGCAGCATTAGGAGCAGCAAGAATTACCATGCTATCCTCATAGATGTAATCACCCCACTGATAAGCAGAACGGTCATACTGATTGAACTTGATGTAGTAGGTATCATAAATGGTACCAGAAGTTACATAAGTTTCAAAGTTCTCGTTGTAACCATTCATTCTGTATAAGTGCTTCAAGTAACCTGCCTGATAGCTGTAGAAGTTTTTCTCAAGTTGAGCAATTTCTTCAGCAGTACCAGTTGGGTAAGAGGCTCTCTGTACAACAACAGGATTAGCAACGATGTCGCAATTATCAGCTACGATAAAATCAGCAGTGGTAGCAGGACCTTGGTATACAAAAGTACGGAAGTACATTCTGTCATATTCCCAAGGGAATGCAGCAATATCGCAAGGTTGGCCATACTTAGTAAGAGGCTTACCAGAGATACGAAGAACAGCACTAGCATTGTTACCAATTCTTTGGAATGTGTAGAAATCAGACAATGTAATGTTGTCAGGGTTGTTACCAGGAGCTGCAAGGCTTAGTTGGAAGATGAACTGATCGATCAACGCAGGAACGTTAACATCAGCGCAAGGATCAGCACCACAATCACAGCAAGGAGCTTGTACAGTTACAGAACGGGTGAAACCGTTGAAGTACAAGGTGTCAAGATAACTAGAGTGACCTCTTAGAGTAAGAGTGACAACTTCTCCACACTGTACGTTCCAGTTACCTACATCGGTAATTTGGACAGCTGGAGTACCGCAACCTGATACTTTGTACCATTCAGTTACGTTAGATGAGCAACCTGAACCAGAAGGACAACCCTTGATTTTATCAGAACGCTTAGAGCCTTGTAGGTAGGTGTTTTGTCTACCTTGAGCTACATAGAAGTATGGAGCAGCAGCAATGTTAGCAGCTGTAGCCACACTGTAATCGTTTCTGAAGAAACCAACTTGACCAGCGGTTAGATCCTGTGTAGAACCAGTGCTAGGGAGCGAAGTTTGCCCTACTGGAACTACAAAAAGGGTGGTTAACGAGAAATCAGCCATTTTTTTGTTTGTTTGTTAAGTTTATTTATTCATTTGTCTGTATTCTGAACTGGGCACTTTGTACCGCAGAAGCATTCTCTGTATACATTGCAAGGTTCTGGACGGTTAAATCAACTAACTCATCTTCCAGATAAGCTTCAAGTTCACAGTTAACATCCGTAGATGGTTGGCCGTCAAACCTGATATAGCCTGTCTTATCAATGTAGATTGGATATCTCATATAAGAGATGTATATATCATTAGGAGTGAACGTTCCGTCTGTGAATATACTAATTTCATCTGAGGAGAGGAAATTAAATGTCTCTTGATATTCGAAAGATGGCTTATAGTGAACGTTGTTCAATAAGAACTGCAAATCACCATGTTTTGCCAAGTCTTTGTTTATCCAAATTTGTCGATCCTTGCACACTCCCTTGTCAGCTAGAATATAACTGTCAATGTAGAACATGTACTTTGGATCAAGCGTATCAATATCAGCTGTCCACTGATTTAATGTTTGGTTCTTTAGATGTAATGGTAACTTACCACGATTGTAATTAATTACAAGTCTTTGCAAGTCTT